CTTAACTGTGCGCTGTCAGACATATTCCAGCACTCAAAAATAGACAGGTATTGCAGTAACCCACCATCACCTACCCCTAGTAGTGAGATGGACTTACGAAACAGATGGTACAACTTGTGCGAACAGCTAGCATTTGACAACAACCCTAGCGGTGATACTAGCTGGTATGACATTGGTTTGATTGCCAGCTACCCTGCTAGTGACACCCGTACCGAGGCACTAATTGTGTTTGCCAGTTTATACCAACTAGGTGTAAAGATGGATTAAAGTAGCCACCAGCAAGCTGTCTACTACACCCCTACCTGTAAGGTCTATTAGTAGCCAGCCTAGCTGGGGTACTAGGTTGCACAACTAGGCAATAAACATGAAAGCAATAACAGACAGTCTGTTAGCATTTATAACAGCCACTAACCCTCAGTATGTTACTAGCCAGGTACATGAATACCTAACCAGTGTTATACAACAGGCTGTAACTAGAGGCAATGCTAGGTTAGCTATTAGCCTACCCCCTAGACACGGCAAGTCCGAAATAATCAGTAAAGCTTTACCAGCCTGGTATTTTGCCAATAACCCAACTGCTCAAGTAATGGAAGTTTGCTATGGAAGCGATTTGGCTAGCGATTTTGGTCAAAGTGTCAGGCAACTAATGAATACGCCGCTATACAAGCATCTGTACCCGCTAAGTGTACCAGTAGGTGACGGTAAAAGCGGTAGCAAGTGGCGCACAGTGTCAGATGGTATATACAAAGGCACTGGTGTAGGGGGTAGCATTACCGGGTTTGGTGCTAACCTTATGTCAATCGACGACATCGTAAAAAACCGTGCTACAGCGCACAGTAACGTGTTTAAGCGCATGGTCAGGGAATTTTTTGGCAGTACGTTGTTTAGCCGTGTATTGCCCAATGGTTCCTGTATTGTGCTGATGACTCGTTGGACTGCTGACGACTTAATTGGTTTTGTGACTCAACAACTGGGTTGGGACTATATTAATTTGTCTGCTATTTGTGAAACCAACGATGACCCACTAAACCGTAACATTGGTGAAGCTTTGTTTCCAGAGTTTTACCCCATTAGTAGACTGCTAGAAATTAAGGCCAGTTGCACACCCTATGACTGGTTATCACTGTACCAGGGTACACCTCCTGACTCAACGGCTAAGATTATGTTCACTACTACCCCTCCTGACTACCCCCCTAGTAAGGCTGTTTGGTTTAATGATGTGCTAGGCTTGTTTCATACCCCACAACAGTCAGATAAGCAATTGGGTGCTAGACACTTGTGTACACATCTGATTGACGTAGACTCAGTAAATGTGTTAGCTCAAAAGCTGGCTGATTTACCGTATGTAGACAAGTTATACACTGACCACCAAATAGTCCACATCAAAGCGTTGCACACACTGTTGCCCTACAAATTGCAGCTTGAGTCTACACACGCCATAGCTGACTTTTTACCAGATATTGATACCAGTTTGCCTAGTGGCATTAACCCAACAGCACAGCAGATAGAGTGTATCAGGCAATACCAAATAACACAGCTAGGCAGTACTAGCAGTAAATCTAACCGATTAGCACACAGTCAGCTAAGTTTATGGTATAATTAGGTTATACACACACAAATTGCTAACATGAGTCAGAAGATTTACTTAGAGTACAACGGTCGTGTCGTAACGTTTGACAGCTTCTCTGAGGCACAAGCTGAGTACCGCAGGCTACAGCAAGAAGGCATAGAGGCAACTGTTAGCTACGAACCAGCACAGGAGAACTAGGTCTTATAGCTAGCCCTCTAATTGATAACTAATTGCTATGGTTAGAGGGTTGGCAGTTGTACACACTCATTGCTATAATAGGTACATACAACAACATGGGTCAGGAGAGTTAGTTATGAAAGTTTGGGTACTAGAAATCCATCAGAACGGTACAACTACCTACAGTGAGGATTTTACTGACTACGATAGTGCTAACAGCCTAGCTATTTATTTAGCGAGTCTAGGCGCACAAATAAAAATTAAGACCTATAGCCGTTAGCCACCCCCTACCCCACTACCCTGTGGGGTATTGCATTTGTAGGCTACAACTACCCCACCCCGGCAGGGTAGGCTGAATAAAAACTTAGTGTTGACACTTCAGTAAACCGTGTGTTAGCATTAAAACGTACACACCAAAACAGGTCACATGGTTAACCCAACACATTTTAGTCAACTGTACCCAGGTAAGCAGTACAAAGCTAGCCAGTTTGATAACAGCGAGTTTGACAACTTTAAGCTGCTTAAACTGTCTAAGCAGGGTGCTAAAGCCAGTATCGAACGCATGGCTAGCAAGCTGTTCTGCCCATACCAGTCGGAGTTTGAGCAAATGGTAAACCTGGCTGATGTTAGCACCCCAGGTTGGGACTACCGCAATCTCAAATACGGTACTGATGGCTGGTATCCACACAAGCCCACTGCCAAAGTCCTAATGCTAGACATTGAGACTATGGTGCAGCTAGGCAATTACCCGGTTATGGCTGCGTGTATAGACAGCACAGGTAACTGGTATTTTTGGAAGACACCTAAACCTGGTCAGCTAATTGACTTGCCAGACGATACTTTAGTAATTGCACATAACGCTAGCTTCGATGCAACAGGCATAGCTGGTAGTTATGCAGGCATAAAACACGGTTGCTGGTTTGTAGACACAATGACTATGGCTAACTCTATTTGGGGTTTTTGTAGTCACCAGACTTGGGTAGAGTCAGTTAAACACAAAAAGAATGTGCCGCTTTGGGGTTATAAGGGCTTTGGCAAAAGTAACTACAAATCACTCAAGGCCACGTACTTACACTTGTATCCCCAGGCTGAGTTAGAAGAAATTGACAAAACCTTGCGTGACATTTTTGTTGATGCTACTGACATTAACGAGGTTTACGCCAGTTTTAACGAGTTAGCTGAGTACAACTGCAACGACATCAAAATAACGCTGCGAGTATTGCACAAAATGTACCCGATTTGGCTAGCTAAAAACCCTAGCTTGATAACGTTGGTAGGCAATATGTTGTCTAGCAGCTATCGCATACCACTGACCCCCGATTGGGAGAACTGGATTGCTAAAGTTGACCAGGTACATAGCGATACTCAGGCTGAAATTAACCAAAAGCTGCAACTACTGGCTGATAACTGGGTTAAAACTGGCTATCAGGCTGACAACCCCTGGCATCAACACCTAGATTGGACTATTAAACCTAAAGCCCGTGTAATGCAGGGATATCCAGAGTGGTATCGTAAAGAAATGATGGCTAAAGGGTGCATTACGCTGCGTTCACGGGTAGCGCATTACTTGCTTTGCCTTAAATATGACAATAGCCCTGTTTATTATAAGTGTGGGTATCGCAGTGATGCTGGCAAAATACCCCACCCTAGCGGTACTGGTAACGTGGGCTACTTATTCTCAAAAGATTTAGTGCCGTTGTTTAAAAGTGGTATGCTAGTGTCAGCTAATCCCGATTGCCAGCAAATCTTAGACAAAGCTATTAGTTTGACTTACTGGACTAGCACTCAAAAGCGAGTTAAAGATTGCAAAGTAATCAATAACTGGACAATTCCTCAGACTGGCGGTGGTACGGTTACAGGACGTGTTACTGACCCGCTATGGTTAACTACTTGTGACCCTAAACCACACCTAATAGGGTCTGAGTTAAAAAGCCGTATTACTGCACCTAGCGGCTACAAATTGATTACAGCAGACTTCTCAAGCCAAGAAATGCGTATAGCGTGGACTTTGGGTGACAGTTTGCACGGGTATATGGGAGCTTCTGAGATGAGTCGGCAAAACATACTAGGCAGTAAAGCCGATGGTACTGATGCCCACAGTCGCCTGGCTAAGAAACTGGGTGAGTTGCTAGGTTGTGACTATAAGCGACAAGATGCCAAAGTTATTGGGTTTAGTATGCTGTATATGGCAGGGGTCAAAGCAGTGGCCAGCTATATCCGCCAAATATTGCCACATATCAGCCAAGAGTTAGCCAAAAGCATAGCCAAAGATGCGCTAGAGTACAGACGTGGTAAAGTCCGGTATTTACCCGGCAATGAGGGGCGTGAGTATGTAGGGGGTACTGATAGTGACGCTTATAATTGTATAGACCAAATAGCTAACCAAGAATTCCCTCGTACTCCGTTGCTATGCCGTGAGATGTCTAATCCGTTGTGTCCGCGTTATGTCAAGTCAGATTTTTACACAACACGAGCTAACTGGGTAGTACAAGGCAGTGCGCGAGACCAGCTAGACTGCTTAAGCGTAGCTCTGACATTTATGCTTAAACTGGCTAAACTCGAGGCAAGGCTTATCTGGTCACGGCATGACGAAGTTATTCTACTTGCACCCGAATCAGAGGTAAAGCTAGTAGCTGAGTTAATGCAACAGGCACACGCATTTACTTGGGCAGCGTTTCATCAACAACTGGGTCTGCTAGATATTCCTAGCATGGGTCTGCTGTTTGACAGCATAGACGTTGACACTGTATGTCGCAAGGAAGTGGACTTAAGCCTTCAAACACCTAGCAACTCAACTGAGGTAGCTGACGGCTATAGCATCTTGCCTAGCGAGTTCACAGGTTTTAGCGACTGGTCACAACTAACTACATAACAGCGTGGCTGGTGGCTACCGAAGTAGGGGTAGACTTAACTACCCCCCTACTAAACTACACGAGGTTGGATATGAAATTTATAACTTTCCTGATTTTGGCTATTATGACTTTGACTTGGCTTGAGGTTTATGCAACACCGCAACAGCGCGAGTACATATATGAGCTTTACCAGAACCCGCAGTAAACAACATAGCCTACTAAGGCTATACCTTAATACTCCCCTAGTAGGCTTTTTGCTGCCAACAATATAACTGGGTTGAAGCAACCGCACTATAGGAGTATTGCAGTGTACCCCTACTAATCAGCAACTATGCCGGTAACTACTGAGTTTATATTTTGGTACAGCAGCCAAGCAATAGCGTTTTATAGATTATTGCCAGTTAATTTACAAACCCAGTGTTATGTAACATTGTTTAGCGTTATTTTAACTGACAGAGTCAGCCACAGTGACAAGTTACTAGCTGATAAGCTGTATGGGTACTGTGTAAACAGTAGTGACAGCAGCTAATAATGATAGATACCATACTAAAACAAGCAATAGGCACTCGGTTAGACGAAACTCAAGAGGCTTGGTTAAGAAAAAAGCTAGCAAAACTAACACGCTACGCTAAACTGGCCAAGCATATTGACTATTTTGAGGTTGGGTGTTATAATAAGTATAAGATGATACTAGCGTTTAAATATGGCAAAGCTAAAGGCATACCTATTCCAAAAAAGCAGCTAGCTAGTAACCAGTCAGCTAAGACACGGGCATTGGGTAGATTACGCAAAGCAGTGGACTACCAAATAGACCCAATCCGGAAACCGGGTTATCACGTTGACCACGTGTATCCATTTAGCAAATTAGCAGAAGACTGGCTAAAACTGACTGGTAAAACTTGGTCAAAGGTTAAGTCTAGTGACTACCCTAGCTTTGCCGAATACCATTTTGAAAACGCTAGGTTACAATATCTTACCCCTGCTGAAAATTTAGCTAAAGGTAACAAAGATGACAACGATTAAACTGGTAGACTTTTATTGTTTGGCACATACGATTATAACGTGTCAGCCATCTGGTGAAGATGATATCACCTCGTTATGGGTTGCAGCTTGTGAATCTGGTACTAGCTTGCCTGTGTTGCTAATTGACAAAAAACCATACTGGCGTACCAGCGTATACCCGGATTACAAAGGTAATCGTAATAAAACCAAAGACGCAACCCTTGACAAAATAGTTAACATTGGTATGCGACTGCCATATCCTAGCATGATGATTCCAGGCTTAGAAGCTGACGATTTGGCTGGGTTGTGGTGTCACTATCACACAAACTTAGGCAGTTACAACACTGGCATTGAGTTGCTGACTACTGATACAGACTGGCTGCAACTGGTAAGCGATACCAACGATATACGGTGGGTTAACTATGGCAAGCATTTACCACGTACCCGACGTAACAAAGAAGTGCTTAATTGGGCTTGGCAACGTTTTAGTATGTTAATTACAAAGCCGTCTCAGATAGCCCTGGTTAAGCGTGTACTGGGTGATTCTGGTGATAACGTACCAAAAGACCTGAACATTGATTTAGTTAGCTTACAGGGCAAATCCTGGCTATATACGCTAGCTGACTCTGGGTATGATGTTGACAGTTTACTAGCACAAATTGGTGAAATTTATGACAGAGTTACCCATAGAGTTGCAGTTTGAGTACCAGTGTCAGTGTAATCTGATTGACAAAGCCAGCCACCGCCAAGTTGTTGAGCTATATAAACAGTTGCTACACTTGCACCTACTACACAAGGCAGTGACTAAGGAATTGCTAAAGCCATAACACAACTCAAACTGTAGCTGGTTACTACACCCCCTATAGTAGTCTACCCCTAGTAGGCTACTTTTTTAGCTAGCGACTAACACAACCCAAATTTGTTGGTTACTCGGGGTATAGTGCGGTATACTGGCTGTACCCTTGAGTTGGGTTTAGTCGCCTAAGCACTATGCCAGCATCAGCAACTGGGGTAACGCCTAGTGGTAACTCAAATGAACAGCGCATCTCAGTTTTGTTGTTTACAGCTTTTGCTATGACTTCGTTGGTTGTAGGGTGTCTGACATACTTAGCAGCTTCACCAGGGTTAGCGTTGTGGTAGGCAATCCAGGTTACTGTTACCGGATTGTCGATAGCTGGGAACTGCAAGTCATTGTTTTGGTCAAACCAAGCATCACCTCCAAAACCGTTNCCTAAGAAGTAATTAGGGGTCAGCGCATATCGCATAAACCTAGACGTTAGTGTACTACCAGTAGACAACTTGAAATCATCCATAGCGACGTGTACACTGGCATCATTTTTGTGTGCTACAGCGTTAGCTACGGTTGTGTTGGATGCCACGTCACCCTCATTAAACAGGCCATCTGAGCCAACATCAAACGAGTCAGCGTCAAGGTAATAGCTACGGCTAAAACTGCTGCTCTGGGGTTGCCAGTTACTTGTGTTATTTTTTACAAAAATAGGGTTAGCAGTATAAAAGCTAGGGGATACCTGGGTTAATCCGTTAATATTAAGTGTCCGAGGGGTTGGGTTAACTACATTTATAAATGCTACGCTGTGTATGTTAACATAATCATTGATAGTAAAAACGGCATTATCAGCATAACTGAAGTCAATATATACACTTGTACCATCCTCTACCACAAAACTAGGCACAGACTCTAATGGCACAGATGACTGGATAGTTGCCCAAGCATACCTAGTGTCAGTAAAATACAGCCAAGCCCCTCCAATTGCTGTATAGCTAAGGTCTGATACCGCAAATAACGCGGATGTGTCTATGTCAGCCATAAAACTACCGTCTGTAATCCAGTCACTTGACAAATTGTTAGCCAGTTGATGGTCTAGTATGGTACTACTTATAGTGTCACTGTAGTAGCCGTTAAAAGCCCCGCCATTGTGCAGTGCTACCAGATGGTCAGTTAGCTGGCTACTAAGGTAGGTGTCAGGTATAGGGGTAGTAAAGGTAATTGGGTCTAGCAGTTGCCTAAACAACGACTGTTCGACACTATCAAATGCTAATGTGGTTAACATAATTATCTAATACGCTCTAGTTGTAATACCGAATACAGTTCCCTTACCCCTGGCACATTTTTAGGAACTAACCAGTTATTACGGTATGTACTGCTGTAGTCCTGATTGCAAGTAAACCTGGTCACAATATGGTAGCTGCTGGATGTGTCAGTTTCAGTATAAACGCCAGGGTGTGCTAGTGTTATAGTTTGCTGATTGAAGCGGGGTGTCATAAATGTCGCAACTTGTGTCACATTGGTGAAATAAGGATTTAGCTGTGTGTCACTTGACCAATAAACTAGCCAAGTACCCATTTCCAGCACAAAATAATCTGCGCTAACGCTAATGTCATCTGTAAAACTGTAAGTGCCGTGCCGTCGTCTAATAAAGTGGGTAAAAGTACCGTTTTGGTTGTCTACAGTCTCCCAAACATAGGTGCTAGGGTGTGAACCCTGGCTAGCGGTTTCTTGTATAATTGCAATTTTTTTGTTAGCGTCATAGCTGGCGTTATTAGCTGCATTAATTAACTCGGTATACATTTTAACACTAGACCATGTGCTACTGTCATCCGCAAATGCGTTATCGTTAATTTGGGTATGGTATGTAGCAAAATTGGTATCTATGTGGTCAACTAAATCGGCTAATACCTCTGAGTCACCTAGAGTCTGTTCTGACCAAAGTTTGTTTATTTCACCATCCCCAAAAGCATCTAGGGTTAGCTTAGGTGTTATTTGCTGTTGTAAGCCGTCATCTAACCTAATTTTGTGGGCTAGCTGCTTACACGTCCAGTCAATGTTACTTTCACCAGGAAAACTTAGGTCATGCAACCCTGGCGTAACCTCAAAAAAATCAACTGTTACCGGATTGCCGTCTACTGATACCTCAACACCGCTATAACCGGGGTCAACATCGTATCTGAACACAGTGTTATTAAACCCTAACAACAGGCTAATTAGCTGGCTAGCAATGGCTTGATGGTCTACTTGAGTTATACCCTGTGTAGTAGCTGCTACTAGGTCAGCACCACGTTGAGGGGTGTAGTAAAGGTTAACGCTACCCTCTGGTATGCTATCCAAATTAAACCAAGCATCTGAGCCAGCAATAGCAGCGTCAATTTTGGCAGATGACCAAGTAGCACTATTGCTAACCGTGCTATCACTGATTGCTAAATGTATGCTAGAGTTGCTGATATGTGCCTGTAAAGACTGTTGCTGAGTAGCTGCTGACATAACCATGCTAGCAATAATGCCATCTAGCTGTGCCTGGTAGTCGTTAGCAACTTTGCCTACTGTACCAGTAGTTGACTGGTATGCTAGTAGCTCGGTTGGGATGGTTGGGTCAATACTGGGTAAGGTGTTAAATTGCATTAAATTTTATACTCTGTATATGGGAAGTCAAGCGGGTCTAACATCCAAGCGTCAAGTAGCTCAATCTCTCTCTCCTCTGGTAAACCTCGATTCTCAGTCTCTTTGTAGGTAAATAGCTTGCAACCGGGGTGATTAGCTTGTAAGTCCTCATATACTTTAGATATCTCACTGTTCTCCCTATAGTTAAACTCTTCAGCTTGAATGTCTAACACATATATATTCCTCATAGGAACAACCTCAGCCTCAGAATATTTATCCACGTCCCGGTCTTCTATGTATTGGTATATGGAGCTAGATTGGTCGAAAGAGCCATCAAAAAAGCAATATAAGTCAGTAGCAGTAAATTCTTGGGGTATTATCTCCCATGTTATCCCACCATCCTCTGACCTTGCATATGAAAGGTGAGGGTAGACACTTAAAAAGGGTAAGTAAAACCCATCACGATAGGATAAGGGGTTATATACCTTAGCATCAGGCTCATCAAAATTAGTATAGTTAGTTAGCCAGTATTCTAGTAAACGAGTGTGGTAGAATAGTCTGTTACCTGGCGGTGGTATAAGTGAAGGGAGGGGTGTAGTTGTTCGTCTAGGCTGCAACACATCTGTAAACCCTCCTGTGTTGGGGGTTGGCAAGCTAATACCAGTAGGCTTGCAACTTTGGTTAAACTGCACCGCAAAGCCCCTGGAACTAGCATCCGGATAGGCAGGTAGACGAATAGTATGGCCCTGTGGTGTTAACACTTCAGCCATACTATTACTCACCATTCTGACAAACCTATACATTCAGCTACCTGCTACCTGTATAGCTAGTACCCACACACACCCTTATAGGGTTGCAGTTTCAGTGTTGCTAGGAGATGCCACCATGCTAATAGGGTTGTTGGTAACGGATTCCATCAGTAGTTCCCTAATAAGCTCTGATACCGTCATGTCGTATGTCTCACAGTAGCTAACTACTTGGGCCTTTAGTTCTGAACTAAGTTTAATTTGAATTCTAGCATCCATCGGTGTGTACCTGTAAGTTAATATTTACATATTAGCACAAGTAGCACTATTTGTAAACCCCCCCCCC